GGTCCGCCGGGTAGAACTTTCTCGTTCGGGAATTAGAGCTTAAGACCGAAGATGTTGAAGCCAATGCCGCCGGCATGAACGACCGCCTCGGCTTTCAGTTGCTCGACATACCAAGCGCAGTTCTTGTTGAACTCGTTGATAATCGGGGGCGTAGTGTTCGCCGTGCTGAGCGCGACATCGAGATCGGCAATGGACGAGACGACGCCGGTCGGGACCTGCACGTTGAACGGGTTCTGGATACCGGACGACAACTGAGCGTCCGCCCATCCGAGACACTGCGCGGCTGCCGGCGCTGTCGGCACGGTCGGGTTGGCGGCATAGATCGCTTCGGCCGTCTTGATGTCGGCGAGCGTGGCGCCCTGCAAGAAGCCAAGGACATCGCCCTGGGCCGGTGCGGATCGCACGGGAGACTGAATGCCTACAGCGACGCCCGTGGTATGGGCATCGACCGTGACAGGCGAAACGATAGTGACGCCATCGGCGAAGGCCGGGGACGCGAACAGACAGAGGGCGGCGGCTGCCGCGAGACGGAACGATTTCATTTGGAAGGCCCTTTCACAATTTGGTTCACAATGATCGGGTCGCTTGTATTCGCTTTGACGGACGAATGCAAGGCCGCTTGCCCCGTGGCAACATAGAGGAACCACAGCCAGATCGGAACCGGGACGCCGGCGTACTGGAACGCTGCCGTGGCTGCCGCGACGGCCCCCACGATGTATGGTTTATTGTCCCACAGCCATTGGACGACCTCGCCCGCAATCCAGTAGGCGCGTTTCCAGAAGCTTGGAGGCTGCCCTACCGGCGGTGTCACAGGCGCCCCGCCAGAAGCAGAACGAGGATGACCAGAAGGATGAAGCCGCCGCCGAAGCCGCCGCCACGGGGGCCACCCCAATAGAAGCCGGCGCCGAACAAGACCAGGAGAATGAGAAGGAACAGGATCATTTGAAGCCTCCGATGGAAACGTGTTGTACCGATAGCTCGAACACGAGGTAGAAAGCAAAGGCTGCGGCGAGTAAATTTACTCCGCGTGGAAAAGGAAACTCAACCGCCGCCGCCATCGCGAGTATCCAAGCCAGCGTCAGGAAAAGAAGCCCGAGATTAAACATTGGGCTTCTCTTGGGTGACGTTGAGGATGGTGTGAGTGCCGGGGTCACCCTTGAGGCCGGGCGTTCCGGGGTCACCCTTGAGGCCGGGCGTTCCGGGGTCGCCTTGCACGCCGGAACGCCCGCGTGGCCCACGCGCCAGTCGTCGCTTGTCGAGATATTCTCCAGTATCGATTGCGATGCGAATGCACATCCACGCAAAGGATGCGACGGATGCCGCGACGGCCGCACTTGGTTGCAACCAATGCGTCCACAAAACAGGCACCGTGGCGATAGCGGCGGATGTGGTTGTATGCTTGGCAAGGACGGCAGCAGTCAGGGTCATGGTTTCTTTCCAGTCCATAGCTTACACCGGGTTTCCTGCCTGCGTCAAATGATCAAAATTGCTCACACGCAAGTTTATTTCAGGAGTTAGTCGGTGTCAATTCCAATTCGTGTATCCGGCGGGCGGCGAGTAGACACAGTTTGCCGCTGTCGTGTGAAGAAAGTATCGTGAAGGTTGCCCGTCCGTCGCCGCACACAGGAAGATGGGGCCGCTGAAAGTGATGCCGGTGATGGACCCGTTCGCAGAATTGTTCTTGTAGAATGTGATCGTGCCGCCCGTGAAGTCCACGGCGAAGCCAATCACGTCGCCCGTGGCCCACGCGGAGCCGCCAGTCGGAGTTCCGCCAGCGCCCGCAGTCACGGTGCCGTTGCTGATCTGGCCCCACGAGTTCACGTTGTCGCCCGGCCAGTCGTCGAGAGACGCGGCGGCGTAGGCGAAACCGAGCACGGTGTAATTGCCGCTGGCACCTGCCTTCATCTCGAAGTAGAGCTTGCCGGCGCTCTTGCTTTCCTTGCCCCGGATCATCGCCCACGATACACCAGAAATCCCTGCCCCCATCTGAAGCGACAGCCAGTCGGGACCAATGGCGAACGTAGCATCGCCCGCGTGTACGATGTCCCAATAGTCTGTAGTCGGTGGACCGCCTCCGGCAGCCGCCGCCGAGATCACCCCGGCTGAGATCGTGATGGTTGTACCGTCAGGCTGCACGAGGCCCTTCTGCGCTGTTGTAGCGACCTGTACGGCAGGTGCTCCATCGCTGCGCGTGAACGTCTTCGCCGTGCCGTTGACAGCCACAGGCCCCGCTACTGCTGTCGGGTTGGCCCCCGTTGCTCCAGGTCCGCCGCCGCCAATCGTGCCGCCTCCCGCAAGCTTGAGTTGCTGTACGAGATCGGCCGCAGTAAGCACCTGGATTGGGCCGCGCCCTTTGCCCACACGGCCAAGCAGGACGCCCGCCTTGGTGGACTGGACGCTGTTGCGGGGACGTGAGCCGCTCATGACGGGAGTGCGGATGACCATCACTTCCTCCCAAGGAATTTGTTTACCGCAACGCCTGCCGCCACGAAGGCCGCGACCATAATTCCGACGCCGAAGAAATCGGAGAACCTCATTTGACCGACCGCATGACTTCCAAGCCGGCCTTCGCCGTCTGGATCATCCCCGAATAGATTGTGTCCGTATACTGACGTTTCTCTGCGGGCGACATCTTCTTGTCGGTCTCGATGGCGTCCACCGCACTCCGCTGTTGCGAGAGGGCTTGGCGGTATTGGTCCATCTTCAGGAACGATTGGACATCGCTCTCCGAGAAGCGTTCGAGGCTGTCGTTCTGCCGCTGGATCGCGAGCTTCAATGCAGCGCCCTTAGCTTCCACCTTGTCGGCTTCGTCGTAGAAGTCTTCGATGGGTTGCGCGCTGACGCCGGGGTTGCGCACAAGGAAGCTTCCGATCAGCGGACTGTCGGCGAGTTCCGTGGGACGGCCGTCGTCTTTGAATGGCGCCCCGAGGATACGCATGAGCGTTGCACCCATGCCGCCCGTCCACTGGCGCACATAGTTGTCCACGATGATTGGCGACACGTTCGCGATGTTGAGATGCGGAGGGCCGAGGACGCGGGCGATCTGCTTCGCCGTCTCGCTCGTGCTTGGGGAATACTGCGCGTAGGCCGACGCCTTCTCCTGCGACGCAGGGATCAGTGGGCGCCCCGTGTACGAGTTGTAGTTCGCCATGTGCTCATAGATCGGCATCACTGCGGCCGGGATCACAGGCGGCATCGCCTTCGCAAGAACGGTACTCGCGAAGTCCTCAAACGCTTTCGGGTCGTTCTGCAGCCAGTGATCGAGCAGCCGGTTCGTCATGCCGCCGAAGACCGTGCCGAGTGTCCACGGCATTGGGAGCCGCAACCGGACGCCATCGATCTCCGGCAGGATGAACATCGTGTCCTTCTGCCAGCGCGGGAGGTTCGCGAACTTGCGCGCATCCGGCAGCGTCTTGTCCTGCTGGTAGTTCAGCGCATATAGGGCGGCGGTCGGCGCCGAGATGTATGCCATCGCCTTTAGCGACGACATCAACGGACGCTCAGTGAACGCCGTCGCCATCTGTTTGATGTCGAGGATGCCGGCGCGATAGAACGGCACCATGCCAGAGAGGATGCTGAGCACAGGCGAGGCGCCCTTCTCGGCATAGTCGAGCCCCGACGTGCGGCCTTCGACGCCAGCGCGCAGCGGAGAGAGCCCGGCCTCCTTCGCCTGAAGGTAGACGCCGACACGGGGAGCCGAAGCCAACCGCTGCTGTATCATCTGGATCGCTTCGAGCGGATGCTTCACGGTGTTCACGACGCCGCCGAAGAAGTCGCCCTTGCTCTGCATCTCATGAAGATCGCGGACCACATAGTTCGCATCCATATCGGTAAGGTTCGACGCGAAGACGCCATTGGCGACTGCTTCCTTGAATACGTCGTCGCCTTTGATGACATGAAACAATCCTCGGAACGTGTTGGCGAACGGGGCGCCGCCATACTTCGAGAGCACTGCCGCGTACATTGAGTGGCGCATGATCGTGCGCGCGATGAAGTCGGGCATCTCTACGATGCCGCTGCGCTTGAGGGACGCGAACCACCGGAGCGCGTTCGTTGCCGTGTCGCCGCCAAGCGGAGCGATGCCACGGATCATCGACGCAAGCTGCGGGTCATCGACCTCGGCCGTCTTGCGGATGCCGTTCTCGAACCACGAGACATCCTTCGAGTTGCCGAGCGGCGTCTGTTGATTGAGCGCCTCGGGGATCAGGTTGCCGTCCTTATCGAAGAGATCGACCTTCGCAGATTTGTCCTCGATCTGCCGGATGCCGAGTTCGCCAAGCTGCTCCTTGCTAAGCCCGGCCATGAGGGAGGCGACCGCGCGGTTTTTGTCCGCCACTGCCGCCATCGTGTAGTAGCTCTTAAGCTCCTGCGTTGCGGGGTCGAGGATTTGCCTCTCGTGGCCCATCGCCGACTTGATGACCTGGACGGGGCCGAAGCGTCCGCCCTTGCGTGCGCCAGCGATGCCCTCCTTCTCGGGGATTTGCGGATACCAGTCGCGGTTGTCAGCCTTGATCTGCGCGGCGCCTTCGGGGGACAGCATACCACTATCGCGGTAGTAATCGATCTTTCCGTCATTCGCTGCGCGCACCATCGCCATCTCGGGTGCATACTTGTCGCCGAGCTTCTCGATCAACGCCTGCGCGTCGGCAACCGGAACCGCTGACTTGCGCCCACTATTGGTAAGCTCGACAGTGCGAAGCGCCTGACGGTACGCCTTGAACTCGTCAATGGAACCGTTCTTGTCCATCGCGGATTTGTAGGCATCCATCAGCGCGGGGCCTTCAGTACGAACGACTTCGTTCGGCCGTGAAGGGTCCATTGGATTGAGGGGTCCATCGTGCAGCATCAGCCACGCGCGGCCCGCCGAGCCATAGACCTGACGGAACATGCCCGAGACACCAAGCGCGTCCTCCGGCACGTCGAGGGCGCGGTCCATGCGTTCTGCCGGCGCCAGTTCCGAGATCGCCTCGTAGTTGAGGTTGCGGAAGAGGTCCCGTGTCTTATCGAGGATCGACGGCTTCACCGGGTTGGCGATCACGTCATTGATGCGATCCGTGAGCATCTCGGGGGTCAGGTCGAGAGGCCCCGGCGCAGGTTCTCCTGCGGGCACTGGAGGGCCTTCGGGGGGAGGAGGCGGACCTTTGCCGCCCATGCCGGCGCCGCCCGTGATACGCTCTGCGTGGAGCAGGTAGCCCTTGGTCTCATTGGGGAGCTTGTCGAAGTTGCGGCCGTCCGCGCGGAAGGCAATCGCCCGCCCCGGCCCGGCGTTGTACGCGATCAGGACGCTCTCGACATCAACGGAGCCATCGGCGTTGCGGAAGCGCTTCGTGAGGTCGCCGAGGATTGCCTTATTCGCCTTCGCGGCATGCTCGGGGTCCGATGCCACCCGCTTGGGGTCGAAGCCATACTGGACCGCCGTGGCCGGCTCAATCTGGTAACGGGATACCGCACCCGTCGCCGAGACCTGAGTATCGGGATGCGGGAGACCGCCAGTCTCCAAGCGCTCGACCAATGGCTGAATTTCATCGGGGGTCTGGAAACCCGGTCGGGCACGCTCTTCCGCGTACTTATATGTAACGGCTTCAAGTCCATAGTCAGATAGCTGCCCGTGCTGTTTTGCGATATCCGGTTGATTATTCTTCACCCATTGTAGTGCTTCCCCGCGATCCATGAACTTCCCACCAGGAACAGCAAAACCATTAAGACTATCATCCCCCGAGCGACCAGTAGCATAGTCATTTGGTTCCATTAAATCTATGTGGATTTCCCCCGGCTGACCGTACCGAATTGTACCATCCGGCATTTGTCGAGCCACCACCAATGACGGCGTAGTATCAAGGTCTTCGCCTTTCATCCGTTTGGGGTTGTCAGCGAAATCCACAAACTGAAACGGATTTGCTTCTTCTGGTTTTTTGAACGGTGGCGGCTCCTCGGGCTTATCGCGGGCGAAGTTCGTGGACACCGTGTCGTTGGAAGCGTTCTTTCCGAGAAGCTCCTGACGATACACGGGGTCCTGCGCGGCGCGCTGCGCCTGCTCCCACGGAGGAACGCCAGTCTTCGCGTAAGTCGCCCGCATGTTGGATGCAACCTTCTCGCCCTCGGCTGTCGGTTTCCCACCAACAAGAAGCCCGGCGACGTGTGCGCCCCCAAGCAGCACAAGGGAAGATACGAAGTCCGAACTATCCGGGACGCGCCCATCGAGTGCGCCGCCGACTGCCGTTGCGCTTGCCGCATATGTCGTATTGCTTGCAATGGTGGACGCTGCTTCACTGCCAGTTGCATCGAGCACTGCGCTGCCGACCTTGCCGCCAATACCCATGCTGACGCCGCCAACTACCGCTGCCTTCGCCGTATTCCAAGCGACCTTTGCGGAGCGGGACATAATGTCGGACCATGTGATGTTCTTGTCGGCGTTGTGCTCGTAGTGATCCATCATCACTTGACGCACCGCTTCGGGGAGAGCCGCCATGCCGGCGCCCGCGCCAAGGACGCCAGTCACCGCCGCACCCGGTCCAGTCTCGGAGCCGGCGGCAGCACCAGCGACACCACCACCCGCTGCGCCCGCGTACATCGTTGGAAGGTCTCCTGCGAATTGGCCGACGCCATATGCGATCTTTCCGAAGAGGCCCGCGTCTTTCGGCGCAACCGTTTGCGGGGGACGGACGGCCAAGCTTGCAGAACTCATATCGAACCCTGCGGCAACCATCTCCAATGGGTTCGTGGCAGTGTGCGCCTGTGACGGGTCCCAGTTCTTTTGCATGTTGCCGGCGACGAGGTTCTCAGGGCCTTGGCCCTTCGGCGCCCCGTCGCCCCAATAGTTATCGATCTGCGGTTGCGTGAAGCCGCCCGAGCGCAGCTTCGCGGTCTGATCGACCTTCCAGCCGTTCGCGTCGTTCGCTGAGAAGCCGCCCTTCAGGAGCGCCTGATATTGGTCTTCACCGGGAGCGCCCATTACTGCGCTCCGATGCGCTTGAGATACGCCGCCGGGTCTTCACCCTGCATACGGGGGGTTGGCGCTGCGCCGGCCCGAGCCAAGGGCTTCAGCGTTCCCGTTGCTTCCGTCACCATCGCGCCCGTAAGTTGATCCTTCGTGGCGTGATACTGCGAGTTGCCGACCATGTTGCGCACGATACCCTGTGCGTCCTGCACCGACTTGCCGTTTTGTCGTGCGTCTTCATATGCCTTCTGCGCATCGTTCGAGAACTCGTACCACTTCTGAGCGCCATAGGCGTCCACCTTCAGCATGGACGACTTGTCGATGTACGGCTTCATGCTCGTGAGAAACTTGTTGAAGTCCTTCGCCTCGGGGTTCTCGCGGTCTTGCGCGTTCGCAGCGCCCGTGAAGAACCGGAAATCTGTCGGGTTGAGCTTGCCGTCCGCTGCTGCCTGATAGACTTCCTTGGACGACAGCGCGTTCGGATCGTTCGCTCCGAGGAACGCGCGGTTGCGGAAGTCCTCATAGGTGTGAGGGTCCGTCGAGATCGGTGTATTGTGATCGCTCGCGTCCTGAAACGTGCGGCCGGCGCCCATCATCTCCTTGATGCCACCAGCATCGGCGCCCGGCATATTGCCGGCGGACAACACAGCCGCGTAGTAGTTCGGCGCCACATGCACGTTGCCTTTATCGTCAAAGAGCGAAAGCGTGATTGCGGTCTGCGCTTTGCGGAAGTCTTCCTTGTCCGCTGCATTCTGTTCGGCGATGGCCGCACGCTGCACATGGGGAAGCTGTCGATCCCATTCATTGAGCTTCGACTGCCATGCGTCCGCTGCGCCGGCCGGCCCGTTCTTGACATAGGCGCCGTTAGGATCGAGCACCATCGCACGCGCCGCTGCGCTGGCTTTCGTTGTACCCTTCTGCATCGCCTGATCGATGACCGCGTTGCCGCCGGCCAAAGCAATGCGTTCCTTCGCGGCGCGGATGTATTCGGCCTGATGTTCGGCGCCGTTGATCTGCGGGGCAATCGTATCGACCATCGCGAGTTTCTCGGGGGTCGATGTCGGATCAAGTGACGCACTAGCCGCGAGAGAAGAAGTTGCGCTATCGAAGTTTGCGTGCGCCTTGTCTCCTGCTTCCATTGCGCTGTCGGCGAGTGCCTTGTGTCCGTACTCCGTCTGGATGCGGGACGACGCCTCGCGCGCCATCGCCATTCCCTGCTTCGTCTGGAGCCCGTCGCCAAGCTTATCGAGCGCCGGCTGCATCGTCTGCATAAAGGACGATGCAAAGTTCGGGTCCGAGACATCGCTAGTCTGCTTCGCCTTCTCGTAGGCTTGGCCGATGGCGAGATCGGTGTCCGCAACCTTCTTGCTCAGGTCGCTGGTTTCGCCCTGCGCCTGATGCTGCTCAATCTCATTGGTCGCGCTCGCGGCTTCATCGCCAGCCTGACGGACGATGTTGCCGATGTGATAGGCGCCACGCTCAATCCGGTACGCCGCCTGCCCGAGCGGCTGATCGTCAATCTGCTGTGTATTTTGGTACTGCCTGATCTGCGGCATTAGATAAACCCTCCCAAGATTTTCGAGATGCCGCCGAAGATGCCGCCGGTCTCAGCCGCGTTCGCTTCAGCATTCGCTTCTGTCTGCTGCGCGAGATCGCTCTTGACCTGGATTTGCGTGTTGATGTTCGCGATGCCACGAGCGAGGCCCGCCTGCTGCGCTGAAGATTTCAAGACACCTTGCGCGGTGCCGCTGACCTTCAAGCCGCCACCGGCAATGTCCGCCTGTGCGCCGCCAATGGTTTGATACGCCTGTCGGCGCAACATCACGTCCTTGACCTGCCCGGCTTCCTTCGAGTACGCCGCCGCTTCGCCGTAGTAGCCCGCTGCTGTGCGCAAACCTCCGGCTTCCATGAAGCCGCCAAGGGCTTCACCGACACCGCTAAATAGTCCACTGGCTGCGCTGAACGGGTCCACGTTATTTATCCACGCTCTCTATGTAGCCGCTGATGATCGCAATCGTCGCCGGGTACGGCCGCGTGATCTCCCACGACAGTTGCGCACCGAACGAATAATCGTTGTCCACACTAGTCGCAATCGTGTCGGAGAACAAGGCGGGCGGCTGAACCCCGGCCCCGTTGCGATTGATCTGCAAAGGCGCCGGCTTCATGGTGTTCGCGTTGAAATTGTCGGACCCAAAGGAGATGCCCTGTGTCCGCACCAGCTTCACCGCGTACTCCTGAATGCGCCGCACCTTGCCGAACGCGGGGCCGTTGCGGGTGCCGGCATCTTGCCCGTAGTTCGGCGGCAGCAACATACCCTGGCTCGTATAGGTCAACCCGAAGCTGCCGGGGAATGCGTAGTTGCGGGTTACGCTGAGCCCGCGCCCATCGAGACCAAGGTAGAGCTTCGAGAGGTAGCCCGTTGCTCCCGCTGCACCGTTCGCAATCGACCATGCCCCGAGGAACGTCGGGTTCGTGCCCCACGACCATTCTGGATCGACAAGAACTATGCCTCCGTCAGCTTCATCGAAGAAGTCCTGCCCGAGATCGAGAAGCGTCGTTTGGAACGCGGTTGTCGTCAGGGTGCCGTTCTTCAGATTGATGACGTTCAGCGGCGCATTCGTGCCGGGGCCGAAATACGCATAGGTGGCGCCATACGGCGTCTTGCGCGCAGTTTGATATTGCAGATTTGTCGGCGGCACCGGAGCATCGGCGATCTTCCATACAATCTCACCAATGGCGCTCACCTTCAGAAGATATGAAGTGTGCGCTACGCTGTCCGTGCAGGATACGCCGAAGACAATCGTATTATCCGTCGCGCAATAGATCGGATGCGAAACTGTATTGAAGGTCGTCCACGTCGCATCGACCGTTACCGGCGCAATCTTTCCGATTGGAAAATAGGCTCCAGTCCAGGTTTCGAGCCCCGCAGCAACATTTACTGCTCCCTCCACCGCGAACGCACAGCGATAGAGACCAATGGTGTCGCCGCTTGAGAAAGTTCCTTTATACCCAACGATAAAGAAGTTTGCCTCATACTGCGGGATGCCGGCATTATCAGTGCCATAGTTTACGGGGCCAAGGCACGTCGCAGCATATGGTTCATCGGTATAAAAAACAGACCCTTGACCAAAGCACATCGTGTCACCGTCGAAAATGCTGATCTCGTTTGCCGAACTAAGGGTCGCGTTGCAGGTGAATTGCAGGAAGTGATGCCCGTTGACGGTGATGGGAAGGAGACCGCCGAGCGGGATACGCATAGCATAACCGTCAGCGCTCTGGCTTCCGCTGGCCGCACCACTGGAACTGCTGGTGCCGTGAACCGTATAATCAGACGGATTGGTCGGGTTCACCTTCAAAAATGGGCTATGACTTGTGCCGTCAACCGCCGTATAAAGATAGCCGTCATTCCCGGCAGCAACCGCTGTCGCTCCCCACGAGTGGCCGTGAAGCAGTGACGACAGCGCAACCTGATAATTCAATGCAAATGTGCCGTAGTTGAAGGCGTCCAGGAACCCATCGGTATTGTTCCAGCCATATACGACACCAGCACCAAGATCGATGTCCATCGCCCCGAACTTCCCGTGCGTCTCCGAGGCGTTCACATAGGAGCCAATGTTGTTCGCCGGATGTGGGGGCAAGGTGCCACTACTCGGCGTGAAGAACGTCGCGGTGTCGCCATAGGCGCCATAATCCGTCCCGTTGTTCAAGCCCTCGAAGAACGCCTGCGTGAACGCGGCCGGCGTCCCAAACGGCAGATCGATAGACCCATTCGCTACCGTGTGATCGCCGAGATCGAGGCCACCAATCGACGCGCTCGCCGGCAGCCCATTGAGATAAGTGAGGCCGTAGATACGAACGCCGTTGAAAGGGTCTCCATTGGATACAAGAAACTCGCGCGAGCAGCATGGCGACGCTCCGCCGTCCACAAAGAACTGTGCCCAATCGGCGAGCGCGGGCGTAAACAGCGGCATCAGATATTCGACGTGGCACACGTTGTAATCGGGCTTCGTATTGTCCGTCTGGTTCGTCACCGCATAGAGTGCGCTGCTTTTCCCATCGTAACTCGGCCCGCTGGAAATACTCAAGAAGCTCCTGTTGTAGGCGTGCTGCACCGGGAAGAAGCCCTGAAAGTTCACGTCGTTGATGCTCGTCGCTTGGCTGTACTGGAAATTGTACGCGCTCGAACGATAGACGCAGCCGGCCAAGGTTCCGTCACTGCGCCGCATATACATCGTCAGGTCGGGCTCCTGCCGCCAACGGATTTCCTCAATCCCCGGCGCCGTGATCTGATCCGCTTCGCGCGTGATATTGTCACCGTCGTACGCAATCTCCGTCGCCTGCCGCAGCGCAATCAACTTATGCTTGGCGCGCTGGATGAAGACCGGGCGACCCCACGGGATGATTGCTTCCGTCGCGGTGTCCGACCCGAAGCGCGAGACCTTGCGCGCCGAAAGGTTCGTCGGTGTAATGGGGTCGTCCAACATGCTCGCGCGCAGCCGCCATTCGCCGCCCTGGGCGCCGGCAATAAGGCCGTCCCCCGTAGACAGCAGCCAATAGACCGCATCAAGTTCATTTGAACTTTCTACTGCCGCAATGGCGTTGTCATCTGACACCGTGCCGTCTAGTGCCGTAGGACAGAAATTGAAGTAATCATCCGACACCGAAAGATCGAGGCGGTTCTCCTGTATCGCGTTCGCGAGACACAGGCGCCCGTCGTGATAGGTGCCGAGGATCGGATAGCCGGTTGTGTCGCTGAAGAACCCAAGCTGCCATTGGGTCTGTGCGCTGACACTGGCGAGAGTATTTCCAATGACCGTCGCCGTCTCCTGGAACTGAGACGCAACGCCCTGCACGGTAGCCGTGACATGGGTTGTATCAGCGACCGCCGTGATAAGCATCCACACCCACTGCACCGTCAGGCCGAGGATCAGCCAATGCGTCCCGTCGTCCGTTGTCGGATCGACGCCGACATTCGCCAGAACAGCCTGATAGATGTTGTCGTCAGCGCCCGTGACCTGTGCCGCCTTCGCATAGGATGTCCCGATTGCCCAATCCGGCTGCGAAGACATGAAGCGGATCGCGCGGCCAACATCTGTCGCTTGGAAACCGTTGTCGTTGTTAATACCAATGGTGGACGAAGCCGTCATGGTAATCGAACCAGAGAGACCCCCCGGCGTCAGCGTGGTCGTGGTCTGATTGAGGTCCAGATATGGTCCATCGGTAAACGCCTGCACGGACAGCGCAAAGGGCTCCGCGACCGCCGGGACCAAAGTCTGCGGAGGGATCGTCGGGTGGAAGAACGTCGCCTGAGAATTGTTTGCCGCGCTGAGGCCCGCGCTCGCAATGGTGTACGCCGCGCGCACCTTCGACCATGAGCCGCTTGTGTATGGCGTCGCAAGCTCGAACACCTTCGCCACCGTGTCAGGGTTCGGTGACATCGTTGGATTGTAAGCGAGCGTTGACCCGTCAATGGCAGCGCCAGTGATCGGATCGTAGAGCGCGAAAGTGCCATCTGTCGCATTGAGGTTGCCGATGGTGAACTGACGATTGCAGAGGGCCGTAGAGCCACATGGCGTTGAGTTGATGAAAAAGTACGCCGTGTCGCCATTCGCCCATGTGCCTGGGAAGCCGGTCGTGGTGACAACAGCGGGAGTATCTGTCGAGACGCCAAGGATGCCATAGCCGGAAGCATTATCTGCCATAACGAGCGCGAGGCCCGCCCACATGCGCAGGAAGCCGTCCGTCAACTCAATCTGATAGGGCTCATTCGTGCTGAGCGTAAACTCAAATAGCTTGGCCGGGGCGCCGTGTCGCGTCAGGCCAAGAAAACGCAATCCTGGGCGTCGTGTCCATGCGCCCGTTTCCATCGGCATTCCATTGAGGGACGCCGCGAGCGCACGAGGATAGTTTGGATCGGTAACGCGGCCCTGTGCCGTATCACTCCATTCGCCGCCACGAAAATCTAGCTGTTGGAAGGATGCGCTGACCATTGGTCAGTACCGGCATTGTATGTAGTTATCTTCGGGCGGCTCTGTCGGCCCTTGCTCGATGCCATTGACGATCCGCGCTTCGCTCATGGCGATCTTGTATTCGCCTGCGAGAACCGTGAGCTTTGAGGTTGACTGCTTGATCGGCTCCTCGACCTCCATGCCAATGCACGCGGAGAAACCCTCGACAAACATCGCATCCATCTGCGTCGGGTCCTGGATGTCCGCCGCAAAGCGAAACACGATGACACCCGTGCTCATGGTCACAATGTAATTCCCGTTGAACTCCCAATCGGTGTACGAGAGACCACCGGGGGCGCCAAGGTAGAGCGTCGAGCCTGCCTTCGGCGCCTGCGGAGCCGTCTTCAGATAGCCGTTCGGAAGCTGATAGACATTCCGCGTCGAAAGGTCGCTGAAGGGGCCGGCACCAATGGGGTACTGGATATTCGGCAGCGCGATAACCGGCGCCGTCGTGAACGTCATCCACTGCGCGTTCGGTGGGAAGTTCTGATTGTTGGTAACGAGGGAGTAGTAGACGAGGTTCCCTGTGAACACCATCTCGCCGATGAAGTAGCTGTTGTTCGAGAAGTTGCCTTGGCCGTTGCCAATCGGGTTCGTCGGCTGCGTGTTATCGGGCGGCGTCGCGGTCGTGGCGACGATCCAATGGACGCCGGCGTCCCCCACGGGATTGTGATTGAGGTTGCCGGCGACGATGGACAGATACACTTGCCCGTCGCTGCCGACAGTGTGATCGGCGTTCGCGTAGGTTGCAAGATTGTTCCATGCGCCAACATACTCGGAGACAACCATCGGCCCGAAGTAGAGCGACCACTTCGAATAATTCGTCGGGCTCGTCGGGTCGTTCCCAAGATTAGCGGCCACGAGCGACTGATAGATTTTCCCGTCCGAGCCCGTCACGATGTCCTGCATGACGTAAGTCGTGCCAGTCGCCCAAGTCCCGAAAACGATGACCTTGCTATTGATGTCCATCGGGCGCAGCGGAGCACGACGCACGGAGAACGTCCAGATGTTCCGGCGAAGCTCTCGGCGGCGCAGCGAATGATAGCACGAGCGGATTTCGTCGGCGTTCTTCGAGTTCTCCGTCCACAGGGTATCGGCAGGATTTACTACACCAATGCGCGTCGCCCCGATGCGCTGAAGCGCCCGGTTCGCAATCTTGGTTTCGGTTTCATCTTGGACCACGGTCTATCCTACACAGAAGGTTGCGCAATTTGTGCGCCCAAGGGTGACACAGGCTGTGCAATTTGTCCACCCAAGGACGGAATAGGCTGAATGATCTCGGAGCCGACATTTGCGCCCCCCGAGCCTACTCCAAGAACTGTTGCGTGCCCTGTTATGGTGCCGACCGACGAAGCAATAGATCGGCCAACACCAAGAACTGTTGCGTGCCCTGTTATGGTGCCGACGCCGCCTCCAGAAATGTGCCCAACACCCGCTACAGCCGCCAAGCCCGTGATCGTTCCCGCACTTCGGCGCTGCGTCTGTCCGACACCGGCAACCGTAGCCGAGCCTGTGATCGTACCAACTGATTTGGCCGTGGATCGCCCAACACCCGCTACAGCCGCCAAGCCCGTGATCGTTCCCGCACTTCGGCGCTGCGTCTGTCCGACGCCGGCCACAGTTGCCAAGCCTGTGATCGTACCGGCGCTTCCCGCCGGCGTATAGGTGATCGCTATAAGACCGTTGCCGCCTGTACCACCTGTGCCTGCTGATGCAGCAACATTCGCACCACCGCCGCCCCCGCCGCCATAAGTTCCGCCATTACCTCCGTTGCCAGCCGTGGACGCTCCACCACCACCACCACCGCCGCCTGAGGCACCATGAGAACTATCAAACGAAGTATCAGTACCGCCTGCTGCGCCGCCATTGTCCGCAAGCGTTGCACAGCCGCCGCCGCCGCCGCCGCC